TACAAGGTAGTCAAATTGCAATGAATGAATATGACTTAAAAGAAGTCAATGTAAACTATACACTTACAACTGGTGATGTTTGGTGGTTGTATTTAAACGGTACATACACAAGTGATATGTTATACATCACAGGAGGCTTTATAATTAAAAAAACGTGCAATTAAAAACATAAACATGAAACAACTCCTTTCCCTCTTCCTCTTCCTTTTGCCTTGCCTTGCATGGGCACAGTATCCAAGCAACGGCAACCAAAAAATAACGCTTGGAGAACAGACGACTGCCGATGGGCTTATTTATCGGGGTGTACTTGCCGATACGGGTATTATTACACCCTCAAGCGATACAAGTGCGTACATTATTCTTGATACGGTAAATCATAGGTTTTACAATTACAACCGTGCTACAAATGTTTGGAGCGTGGCAGGAGGTGGTACTGCGGTTACAAGCATAACTGGTGGCACAGGCTTAACAGGTGGTACAATAACAACATCGGGCACTTTGGCAGCTGATACATCATTTTTGTTTACGCAGTCTGATACTTTGGGATTAAATCTTACATCAAGATTTGCGGCAAAACAAAATACATTAACTTTAACTACAACAGGCACAAGCGGTGCATCAACATTGACAGGAGCAACTTTAAATATACCTCAATACAGTGGCGGTGGTGGTGTCACAACCTTTAGCGCTGGAACAACGGGATTAACACCAAACACGGCAACAAGTGGCGCGGTAACATTGGGCGGAACTTTGGCGGTGGCAAATGGGGGAACGAATGCCTCAACCTTTACGTCTGGTTCAGTTGTTTTTGCTGGAAGTAGTGGAACATACACTCAAGATAATTCAAATTTATTTTTTGATAATGGAAACAATAGATTAGGAGTTGCCACAAATACACCAACACAAAAATTGCACGTTGTTGGAAATGCTTATATAACGAGTAAAATTGCTGTAGGTTTAGACCCGTCTGGTATTGGTGGGGCGGTTTTAGGACTACAAACAACAAACAATAATACCGAATATTTTAGAGGTTACAATGCAACTGGTTCAACACGATTTGGTTGGGATTTAGTAAGCGATGAAGCAGTTTTAACGCTTTTTGGCAATAATGATGTAAAAATGCGTACAAATGGCGATTCTTATTTAAATGGAGGTAAGGTCGGCATTGGAACTGCAAGTCCACTTGCATTATTAAATGTTATGGGTACAGTTAGAATAAATAGCGCATCTGCTCCCGATGCAAATTATTATTTACAATTAGAAAATAGCTCATCACAAAAGGCAAAAGCAAATGCTTGGGACACTTATTCAGATAGTAGAATAAAAACTAATAGACAACCTATTATAAATGCAATAGATAAAATTAATTTACTTAATCCTACGTATTATAATCAACATGATAGTTATGTAGAAGATGATTTATTAAACATTGATTACAATAATAGTTACAAATCTTTAGGTTTTATTGCACAAGAAGTATATGAAGTAATTCCCGAAGCGGTAAATATGGGTACAACAAATGAATTGTGGGCAATGGATTATACAAAATTAATCCCTATCCTTACCAAAGCCATCCAAGAGCAACAAGCCCAAATTGAAGCTTTAAAACAAAGATTATTAATTCTCGAAAACAAATAAACATGAAAAAAATACTTTTCTTCCTATTCCTTCCCATGTTTTCCTTTGCGCAAGACGTTGTCAAAGACACCGTGTACATCCAAAAGCAAGGAAACATTTATTACATCATTCAGCAAACTACTTTGTCTGATAGCACTGTCACAGGCTCAAAACAAATATTGGGCGATAGTGCAACTGCCATTCAAAGCCTTGTTACCGATGCTGAAAGGCAAAGTAACACGATTGCTATTCATGCAAAGCCTATTATCACAAAAGGTAAGTCAGTACAAAGAATTAATTACTACAATGATTTGCACGTTCAAATAAGTGGTAAGCCTGTGTATTTCACAACCGCACAAAGAGACACGGCAAAGTTTCTCGGTGATTGGAAGTTAAATTTTAACGGTGAAATTATTGATGGAGTAATTCAATTAAACAGCAACAAGCGTTTAATCTTTAATCCAGACAATGGCAAGGTTTACACCATTTCAACCAACTTACTTTTATCTACATTTACCAATCAAGTTTCATTTGCCTTTAACGGTGTTAAATACGACTTGTACAAATATGCTGATGGCAAATTTGCAACGGTGGATGGAGACGTGAGACTAATAAAACTTGAATAATGAAAGCAGTTATTTACAACATTTTTAAACTTGGTTACGATGGCATTGCCTATTCCATTTGTTGCGGAGTTATATTCTCGTTTTTCCTACCCATCAAACATTTTTTGATTTTTACAATCTTTGTAGTTTTTGCAGACACGGTCACGGGAATCATGGCGGCAAAGAAAAGGGGAGAGCCGATAACAAGCAAAGGGCTTTATCGCACATCGCAAAAGGTTGTGACTTATTTCTGCGGTATAATGATTTTTCACGGGGCAAGTATAACTTTTCAACTGCCATCGCAAATTACATATTCTGTAAGCTTCATCATTGCAGCCACTGAATTGTTTAGTATTTCGGAAAATATAAAGTCCATAACTGGAACAAATATTGGTACAATTATTCTTAGATTTTTCAGACGTTAAAACAAAATAAAATGGTACAAACTAATTTAAAGGATGCCCTTAAAAATGCAGACGGAATAAAATCACCAATGGGTGACGTCGCTTGTTACTCAATGAATTTTGCGGAGCTTGCAAGTGAAATTAATGTTCATCTTGAGGGCAACAAAGTGAAATTTACTTGGAGAGAATATATCCAACTTGCTCAAATCATTTGGGATAAAATCAAGGAGACAAGCCGCGAATGTGCTGGGAAAGAGATTTCGGTTAGTCTACCGCCCAAATTTTCTTTGATATCCGCAGCCTTTGCTCTTATTGGATTTAAATTATAGGCGCAGAGAAGTCGCTACCTTAGTGCCAAGGGGAGTTGATTAATTTCTTCTCCCCTTAAAAATATAAAACATGAAAGCAAATGAATTTTTAATATGCCTTGATGCTGGGCATGGTGGCATGAGAAACGGAACGGGCCCAGAGAAATATGTTACCTATCCTTCCAAGTGCTACCAACATCGCACAGGCAAGTTTCATTCCTATGGATGGTTTTTTGAAGGAGTGTTTAATCGCTCTTTAGCTAACTATTTAGAGCAATACCTCCTTGACTATGGCTTCTCAGTTAAAAAGATATACGAGCCTATCAATGACACAACATTGAATAAACGCTGCCAACTTGCCAACTCCTACGCATCTGTAGCTAAACATTCTGTCCTTGTTTCTATTCATGGCAATGCAGCCGCAGCAACAACTGCCAGAGGTTGGGAGATATTTACATCACCTGGACAAACAAAAGCGGATCTGCTTGCGACTTGCATTGGGGAGCAGGTAAAGAGTAGTACACCAGGCTGGGTGCATAGAGCTGATTATTTAGATGGTGATTTAGATAGGGAGGCAAGGTTTACTATGCTTACCGGTGTATCAATGCCTGCGGTGTTGTCGGAAAATGGATTCTTTACCAATTATTCTGATGCCGGATTAATGATTGATTTGTCTTGGCAGCAGAGTATTGCTAAAGCGCACGCAAAGGGCATCTTAGACTACGCTGTGCAGCAAGGTGTAGTGTGGGAATAAAAAAGGCGCAAGTATCTCTCTTGCGCCTCTTAAACACCTTAAACATCAACAAACACTAATTAACAACTATATCCTGCAATAACTTATTTAATAATCTAACGGCTGATTCTTTTACATCTTCTTTCTCGTTGTTAATTTTAACTACTTGCCATAACAAAGATACCATTCTTTCCGGATTCATATACTGGTAAAATTGTTTGTTTCTTTCATCTTTGGAATTGTAAAACGATACAAGTGTTGATGCGGAGGATACGACATTATTTGTCTTAATTCCTTTTGGATACTTTGCTATCATAGCATCACAAAGTGCTATCTGCTTTTTATCCAGTCCATAATT